GCACTGCATCCCAACCGCCCCCCGAAGGGACCACTCTAAGTACGCGGCAGGCTAGTGGTCAACAGGCCTACCGTAGTTCTAAGGTGGAAAGGAGTTTCTACCCGTAATAATCGGGTAGTTTTGACCTCACGCAACAAAACTTCGTTGCGCCACGCCTTGTAATATCAAAGGCGTTGCCAGTGTCAAGCCTCTTTTGCCAATCCCACTTCTGTGGGCGTACCTGCTGTGAAACAGGAACCTGACGAAGGTCCACCATGAGCTTCTGGAAGAAGTAAGTCTTGTATCTTCCTTTATGCACATGGGCACGTTCTACCAGGCGACGAAAGTAACGGTAACCGTCCTTGTCACGTGGTAGTGGCTTTGATTCATCAAAAACGTGAGTGTCCGTATCCTCGCTGTAAGGGCCGTGGTATCTCTCCAGGAAATCCGGAGGGATCCATGTGCGCAGCAGCTTGGTTGTTAACGGAAACTCAAGTCCGACATGATCCCAGTCACGCTCAATTTTAAGAAAACTATTGAGGAGGTGAAATAACCTAGGAACAGTATCAAACTTGTCAGTAATAAACAGAGGTCTAACGTTGTGCCCTAAATAATAGTCAGTGCCGCACGACTCACGGAACGGGCCGTCGATGAAGGATTTCTCCTCATTGATATAAAAGCCCATAAGTTCCAAGAGTTCAATTAAGTACGGTGCTGCTTTCGAGGGTAAAACAATATCATCCCCGTAGACAGCTGACTTACCCCAATTGTTGGTGCGTCGCATAGCAACACGCGTAGCGGCGCCAAAAATCAAGGTCTCTAATACGAAGGTGAAGCCGTTTCCCATTGCGGACATCTTCTCAAGGCGATAAGTCTTTTTTATCGACTCACCATCCATGAGGAGTGATAGCCCGGTCCTGAGATCAAACAAAAAATCGTACCAGAGTGGAGGTAACAACAACTCACAGATTGCCAGACTAACAGTATCTGACGCACCTTTCAGGTCCAGCGTGGCGAGCTCATTACCAATCGAGCCCTCCAAAGCTAAGATCTGATTCTTCTCCTGCGTGTTGAGGTCGTAACCCCAACGTTGTCGAAGCAGACGACGTATCACGTAATCTACACCGAGTTGCAGAAAGATATTGAGTGTTGGACCCATCTCGATGGTTCTATCCACCAAGGCTGTTTTGGGCACTGTGGCAATAGTGCTGTGATCAACAATTCTGAGGGTAAAATCCCAGAACGCATTCATATCAATTGGCGAAATTATGGGTATGTTGTTTTGCACCCTATACCAATCTTGTAATGCACCAACCCAACGCGGGTCGGCTTCGATCGCAGCTTTTGCATGAGGTAGGGCAAGCCGGCTGACGGTATAAGGAACAGTCGCGTATTTATAAAACTTTGTAACGCGTCCATTCCTAAACTGGCCAGCGGTTGTTTGCCCAGGGCCATGCTGCCCGTTCGCGAGAACTTTCTCAATGTCCGGTTCAGCCCCTATTGCAGAGATGATTTCTTCCCTTAACTCTTCGATGACACCATAAAACTTTGGGTGTTTCTCGTTGAGTGTCTGCAACGCACGGATATTCTCGGCGTTGAAGAGCTTGCAGACTTGTTCGCCCCATTCAAATTTTTCAAGGGCGGCTGCTTTTCGCTTCTCTTTGTTAATTGAAGCGAGTTTAAAGGGAAATTTCTTTATTAGGGCCCCTACTTGGTAGAGCTTTGCGAAGGACAATGCGCCTCCCAAAGACTTATTACAACCAAGCAAGCCGACTATACACTGTGGGTCGTACTTGGACGCTGCCTCTAGCAGCCGTTCGCCGTCCCGAGCTCTGAGAGCTCCTCGCAGTTTACGGTTTAAGGGCAGGATGTCTAGGTCGCTAAGAAGAGACCCAAAGACGCGAAATACTGCGTCCTCGGGTAACTTGACGTCTACGTCAATGGCCTTTTGGTGCTTCTTAGTACTATGCATCTTTTTCATGATAATACCAACTCCTTGGTTAGTTTTGTCGCTTTTTAACGAAACCCCAAGCTACCTCGAGCTTTAGGACGTGGGCTGATGTATTTATTGTCAGCTTAAATCTGAAGCTTTTCAGTAAGTGAAGCAGCGATCGCATGGTCCAATACAGCCATTGTACGCTGTCGCATCTCGAGAGCCTTGGCGGGAGTAATCCCGACAGGGAACGAACATGCAACGTCGACTACAGCTGGTTGCGTGATGTTTGCGCCTTCTGCATTTAAAACGGTCAGGTCTTCAGTCAGCTTAAAGGCTGATTTAGCCTGGCCCAAGAAGGCCCCATTGCGTTTCACTGGCTGTCGATAAAACGTTATAGTGTCTCGAGCAGTTAGCGTATGGGCAGGACCGGTATAAACCGAGCGATTAACGTACTCTTCGTCCCGTGTGTACAACTTATTAACGGTAGTACCGTTATTGAGAACGTCGACGGGCAGAGTGATAGTGTTATCTAACATGGTTTGCTCCTTATAGCATCTTTCTTGCTATTGCAAAAATATCAAGGATTTTGCTCGCATCTAAGCGAACGTTTAGGTGTGGGAGATTATACTGTGTGGCTATGGGTAACCTTCGCTTAGCAGTACAATGCTCATAACGATATCCTCGCTGAATAAGGTGGTGTGCCTCGATGTTTTGAGAACACCCACCGTACGTCTTCCAGTGAGACGTTACATCTAGGCCTCGATAGGCTTTGATATATTCAGTAACAAAGGATATTTTCGGCGTAAGCCCGGGATTCAATAGGGCAGCATTCAAACACTGCCCAATGTTGAAAAACCAGTCGACCACAAAACTTAGGGTCGTCAGTTCCCAAATGGCTTCGAGGGGGGAATCCAATCCCCACAACGCCCAACCTTCATCGATGAGGTGATCAATCTCAACGAGTACACCGGCTCGATAAAACCGGGTAGAAGATTGTGTAACTTTCGCTTTGTAGCCCAAAAAACTACCAACCAGCGCAGGATTAGTGTAGTGAAAACTCACGTCCTCCACGGTTGTAGGCCCAGAAACCACAGAATGTTTACCGCGGGCAGTAAAACGCGTCCCCTTTTTGAGGGTAGCCTTCAACGCCTTAAGTGCACTCTGAATTTCAAAAATCAAGGGCCTGAGAGCGTAGCGATACTGCAACCAAGAATCGAGAACACCATCAAACGAAACCTTCTTCTTAAGGAACTTCGCTAACCGTCGGCCGTCCTTGCGTTTTATAGCAATGGCGACCTCAGCGGTCTCACGAATTATGTCCCTGAGATAGGTGACGGTTTCAGGTAGCTCGCCAAGAGAGGCCGAGCCCTCGATTTCAGACACAGACACATTAGCCCATGCCTTGGTTTGAGCGATTTCCGACTCAGATTGATACGGAGCAAGAATTTGCTCTACTGCAGTCTGGATTGTAGAATAATTGCCGAACATGGCTGGCGGTATATCTACCAACTCATACTCATTAATCACTCCACTGCAGTTTCCCTTTCCACGTACAATGGTAGCCTTCGTGGCAGCGTCATAACCGAGAAGATACATCGGGTTATTTACGAGGATACCCTCGTCCCGAGTCCTCCGGAAATTCGGCGTCACCACATCAAGCATTCCAATAAAACGTGTTACAGGGTTGTAGGCAACTTGGTTGTTGATCAACCATGTGGAGTTCTGTTTGTACCAATTGTTGATACTAGCAGAAGTTGCCTCATTCACAAAAATTCTCTCACGCATGATGACCTCCAAGAGGTTATGCTGATAAGCCAGCGACTTACCAACAAGATTGTTATGCCCCTTATTAGAGGCACGCATGAAAAGAGGTACGGCTGCATGCAGCGTGATCAACGCTTGACCATCTACAAAGATG